GACTATCAAGAGCACCAGAAAGAAGAATTTTCTATATTGATGTTGGCAATCTACCTAAGGTAAAGGCAGAACAATATCTCCGTGATGTTATGATGAGATATCGTAACAAACTTGTATATAATGCTGATACTGGAGAAGTGAAAGATGACAAAAAATACATGGCAATGCTTGAGGACTTCTGGCTCCCACGTAGAGAAGGTGGAAGAGGAACAGAAATCTCAACTCTCCCAGGTGGACAAAACCTTGGAGAAATTACTGATATTGAGTATTTTAAAAAGAAACTCTACCGCTCACTTAATGTTCCTGTCTCCAGAATGGACGGAGAAGGTGGGTTTAACTTGGGGAGATCTTCTGAGATCCTAAGAGATGAACTTAAATTTAGTAAGTTTGTTGGACGTTTGAGAAAAAGATTCTCAAATATGTTCAATGATATGCTAAAAACTCAATTACTTCTTAAGAATATTATCACCCCAGAAGACTGGGAAGTAATGAGTGAACATATCCAATATGACTTCTTATATGATAATCACTTCTCTGAATTGAAGGATACTGAGCTTCTTAATGAGAGGATAGGTAGTTTAGAAGCAGTTCAACCTTATATTGGAAAGTATTTCTCTCAGGATTGGGTTCGCCGTAAAGTTCTTCATCAGACTGATGAGGACATTATTGAGCAGGATAAGTTGATTGATAAAGAGATTAAAGATGGTACTATTCCTGATCCAGCAACTCTTGATCCAGCAACTGGTCTTCCTCTAATGGATATGGAAGCAGGTGGTTCTGCAGAACTTGGATTGCCAGTAGAGAACATTAAAGCTCCAATGGAACCAGATCTTGAACCTCAAGGCAAAGCAACAAAAATGCCTAAGGGTGGAGAGATATAAATATCTTAGATAAGTATTGAAAAATTACAATGGATGAACTTATGGATTTGATGGCGACGGACGAGTCCCCTTCTCAAATTAGTGATAAACTTAAAGATATTCTTTTTACAAAATCAGCAGAAAGAGTGGATAATTTTCGCCCAGAAGTAGCAACTGGGGTATTTGATTCTGTAAATTCTATTACTCAATCTCAAGCAGATTCTGTTATTGCAGATCAAGATGAAGGTGGAGAGGAGTAATTATAAATAAATAAGACAATGACTTTATATCAATAATGGCAACACTTAAACCAGTCGGAGATGTAGTAACTTTAAACACTAGTTCCACTAGTGCTCAAAGTGCTGCACAGTCTCATAAAACAGATACTCTAAGAGTTGTTGCAGTTACGACACCTGCTCATATAGCAATTGGGGCTAATCCAGTAGCAACGGCAGCAAATTTTTATATTCCAGCAGATTCTTCTGCTTCTATTAGTTTAGGATCACCCAATTCTAATAGAGTTACTGGAATTACAACTAATGTAGGAACTACCACCGTAATTGATTTTCCAGAAGGAACTGGTTCACCTTTTGGCGTGGGGGATGCTGTTAGTCTTACTGTAGAAGGGCAAAGTGATTATGACTTTTCTCATAAAATTGTTTCGTCAGTTAATACTACAGCAGGTGTTAGTGGTTATTTTAGTACTAGAATTATTGTAAATAACGATTCTTCTACTGGAAATCCAGCAGCACTATTAGATACTTCATACGCAGAACTTAGAAGTTCTTTTAAGGTTGCTGCGTTATCTACTGGATCTGGTAAATGTTATGTTCAACAAGTTCAAGTTACAGGGGATGCCTAAATGAAACTCATTAGAGAAGAAATCGAATCAGTCGAATTTCTAGTCGAAAATCGTAACGGCAAGAAGTCGATGTATATTGAGGGAGTTTTCCTTCAAGGAAACATCAAGAACCGTAATGGTCGGATGTATCCAATGGAAACTCTTAGGAAAGAAGTTTCTCGTTATAATGAGGCTCATATCAAATCAGGTAGAGCACTTGGAGAATTGGGTCATCCCGATGGTCCTACGGTTAATCTTGATAGGGTATCCCACAAGATTGTTTCTTTAAAAGAGAATGGTTCTAATTTCATTGGTAAGGCTAAGATACTTAGCACACCAATGGGAAAAATTGCTTCTTCTCTTGTTGAGGAAGGAGTAAGACTTGGTGTTTCCTCAAGGGGTATTGGTTCATTGAAACCAACCCGTGAAGGATATAATGTAGTTGGTGATGATTTCATGCTAGCAACTGCTGCTGATATCGTTGCTGATCCTTCTGCTCCTGATGCTTTTGTTGAAGGAATTATGGAAGGAAAAGATTGGGTATGGGATGGAGGTATTCTGCGTGAGAAGTTCGCAGAGAAAACCTATAAGACCATCAATACTCTTGCTGATCAAAAACAACTTGATGAAAAGAAATTGAGCTTGTTTAATGATTTCTTATCAAATATATAAAACTTCTAAATAAAAATAGGTTTAATTACGTAAGGTAAACGGAGAGTTACAATGTCGAGTGGCAAAAAACTACAAGAAATGGAAGTAGGCACTAAGCAATCCACAGGCCCCGTTAATGCTAATGCAGCAAAAGGGATGCCTTTGGAAGGTGAGCCTAATGGCAGTACACCAGGACAAACTGGTGGTTATGAAGATTTAGGAGGTCCAACTCCTGACAACTACAAGCCTGATGATGATTCTGCCAAGTTAACCACACCTGGCAAAACTCTGAAGCAAGTTAAAGATGTTGTCAATAAGGGCGCTAAGTCTGGAATGCCAATGCAAAAAGAAGAGGAAGAAATGGACACAGAAGCAACCCTAGAAGAATCACCTGAAGTTACCGATGAGGTAGTGGAAGAGGATACTGTTGCTGAAGTTGAAGAAACTATCGCTGAGTATGACATGGAAGAAGATGTCAATGCACTCCTTGGTGGTGAAGAACTTTCCGAAGACTTCAAAGCAAAAGCAAAGACAATCTTTGAGGCTGCTATTAACTCTAAGGTTACCTCAATTAAAGAGTCACTAGAAGAAGAATACGCTGGTAAACTTGCCGAGCAAGTAGAAGAAGCTAAGGCAGAACTTTCCGAGCGTGTTGATTCTTATCTTGAGTATGTTGCAGATGAGTGGTTTGAAGAGAACTCACTTGCAATTGAAAACGGACTCAAAACAGAAATGACTGAATCCTTCCTAGAAGGTATGAAGTCACTATTTGAAGAACATTATGTATCAATCCCTGAAGATAAGTATGATGTACTTGAGAGTATGGTAGAAAAACTAGATGATATGGAAACCAAGCTCAATGAGCAAATTGAGAAGAACATCGGTTTAAACAAGCGTCTCGCTGAGTCGGTTGCCGGTGGTATTCTTGAGTCTGTTTCTGATGGCCTTGCTGCCACCCAGAAAGAGAAGCTTGCATCACTTGCCGAAAGTGTAGAGTTTGAAAGTGAGGTAGAATATCGTGAAAAGTTGGAGACTTTGAAGGAATCTTATTTCCACTCAAAGCCTAATTCTCCAAATGCAAAGTCAGAAACTCTGTCTGAAGGAGTAGATATTGCACCTGAGGTTGCCTCTGGTACAATGGCTGGATATCTCCAGACACTTTCACAGATTAGCAAATAATTGAATTTAATATTAATTCAAACATAAAACACTATTAAGGTAAACGCAAATGTTTCAATCTGAGCATCTGCAGGAAAAGTGGGCACCACTTCTCGATTATGACGGTCTCGATAAAATCGAAGACTCCCATAAGAGATCTGTTACCGCAGTCCTGTTAGAAAACCAAGAAAAATTCCTAAGGGAAGAATCAGCATTCTCCAGTGGCGGTCTAAGCCTGATGGAGTCTCCCACCAACAGTGGTAATGCTGCAGGAAGTCCTTCAGGCAACCCAGCAACTAATGCTGGTTTCGGTGCTAATGCATCGTCACCTACTGCTGGTTTCGACCCTGTTCTGATCTCACTGATCAGACGCTCCATGCCTAACCTGGTCGCATATGACCTGGCTGGAGTTCAACCGATGAGCGGTCCTACTGGACTAATCTTCGCAATGCGTTCACGCTATCAGAATCAGTCTGGTACTGAAGCATTCTACGACGAAGCAGATTCTGCATTCTCCGGTCAGGATGGTGGATTTGATGCCACTGGCGGTATGGCTAATGCTGCCGTTGGTTTGGGTACTACTGTACAAGGTGGCACCAACCCATCTGTTCTTAACCCAACTGCTACTGCTAC